CGTCCGTACCGGGAACGACTACCTGGAGCGACAACGCGAGGCCCTGGAGCTTCACGCCATCGAAAGAGAGATGGCTTATATCTTCGGGACCGGAGTGGAGGACACTAGCGGAGTGCAACCTCAAAGAACAACCAAGGGATTTATCGAACTCGTAACAACCAACGTGACCGACTTCGCCGATGCAGTCGATATCGATACCTGGGAGACCTTCCTCGAAGACTGCTTTGAGAACGGTTCCAATGAGAAGTTATTCTTAGCCGGGAACACGGCCATTACAACGATCAACAAGATCGGTCGCATTCACGGCCAGATCGAACTCACACCGAGGTCAGAGAGTTACGGAATGCAGATGCAGACCTACATCACACCGTACGGCACCTTGCAGATCCGCCAACACGCACTGTTCTCAAAGAGCGCGACGTTCAAGGATTGGGGTCTGTTGGTTGACCAGAAATATCTGGTTGACAGGCCATTGATCGGCAACGGCGAGAACCGGGACACCCACTACAGGGACAACGTCCAGAGTCCTGGGGATGACCGCGTGACAGACGAGTGGCTCACTGAGATCGGGCTGGAGCTTGAGCATGAGTCCGTCCACGGCGTAGCGAAGAATATGTCCGCACTCGTGCCTTAATAATTCTTCGACCTAACGTCGGTGTTTAATCGACGCGGGTAACGTAACCTCCTGGTCGGGTGGGCTGCGGCCCATCCTTCCAGGGATGAAAGGAGAAGCAGATGGCTCTAACTTTTACCAAACGTGCCGGGATGCCTCCCTTGCGAGGGGGGCTGATGATGACCGTGTACGATATCACGTTCGACACGGGTGGTCCGACCTGGACGGTTACAGCGGCAAATGTGGGACTTCCTACCAACGGAACCCTCCTGGCCGTAATCCCAGCTGGTGGAACACCGGGGGGATACGGTGTGTGGTGGGATCGGGCGAATGCACTTCTTCGGGCCTATGAGGAGGCTGATGGGGCTGGGGCGATGGGAAGTATCGATGCCGGAGATCTGAATACTACGATCATCACCTGTTTGTGTATCGGCTACGGAGGATAACGATGGCTTTCAAGAAGAAAGTAGTTAGCGAGAGCGAAGAACAGGTTGAGTCGGTAGCCGAGTTCGCTGTCGTATGTAATCGATTCAAGGAACTGAGGATTGGCAAAGAGATAAAGTTCGAGAACGGGTTGTTTAAGACCACCGATCCCAAGGTAATCGCAAAAATAAAGGCCAATGACGGGTGGCGGGTATTCATTCACCTGCGAGATTAAGGAGGAAACGATGCAATTGAAAGGCACGAGAGCGCAACGGAGCGATGTGGCTATGTACAAAGGGGCAGCTCACAACCGGGCGAGTAAGGGTCAAGGAGGCGGGGATAAGACCCCGGCAAAGATGGGGTTGAAGTATCCCAAGCGCAGCCATGTATCCGATGTTGACCACGCCTTTGGACGCACACGGTCCAAGTAATCAAGTCTGTAAAGGAGATAAAGATGAAACAACTCCGTGAGATAGGGATTGTCACGTTTTTCGTGGTGCTACTGAGCGGTTTGATTACCGGCACCCTTCTGATCGCTCAGACAAGTCTCCATGAGGTTCGAGGTGCGTTGGACTTCGTGCAGTTCGATCCCCAGATAAGGTTCGCTGGGAACATGACTGTCGAGAAGAAAGACGGGACCGATCTGTTCGAGATGACCGACATTGGCGGATTCCACATCGTTGAAACTTCAGATGTGGCCGAGACCCCGGACTTGAGTCAAGATGCCGAGGTTGCGTTACTGACCTGCAACGATCAGTTCATCATCCAATACAACAACGGTGGTGTACTCACCTACATAACGCTTGACCTCGACGGGTCAGATACGAGTTGGGCGCAGAGCACCACGGCCCCGACGGGTTGTAGCTTCAATCTGTGATTCGGAAGGAAGGTCACGGATATAGGCTCTATTCGACCTCGAAACCTGGCCGGGCTTTGGGTCCGGTCAGGTCATCGAAGGAAGAAGTAGGGCGGAAAGATGAGAAGCGAGTGGAGTTTTTTAAGAATCTTGGACACTCGAAAGGTGGCCCCGGTAGTTTGAAGGCCAAGGTTCAAAAGAAAAGTTTCCTAAACTAATGTGGCAAACACAACACTCACTTTACTGCAAGCAGCGATGGGGAACTGGTTGGGTGATGTTAATACCACCCGGCTACCCGATGCAATCCGTTTGGACTGCATCAATGCAGCAATTCGATTCTTTCTCCGCCAGTACGATTTAAGATACGGGGAGATCACCGATACCTTCGCCACCGTCGCTTCCACCTACGACTATACGGTCCCGACAGGCTGGCTCCGACCTCATACCATTTGGTACACCCATCCTACTAATAGCTCCACGGTAGTCCTGATTTACCGGGAGAAGGAAGCCTTCGACATTCTGTTTCCAGACACCAGTAAAGAGGATTTGCCAACTTACTACACGGCATGGGGTGCCAATATCCGGTTGGGAAAGACCCCCGATCAGGTTCTTACCCTTAATCGTAATTACTACGGGCTGCTCACCGACCTGGCATCCGCCAATGACTCGAACATATTCACGTCGGATGCATGGGAGGCGATCCTGTTCAAGGCCCTGGAAATCGCTTGTGAAGGTTACGGGATCAACGATAGGCGGTTACCTCAATGGAAAACACTGGCGCGTCAATGGGGGGAACAACTGGTTACCTCTCACGCGAGAGCGAGGACGAGCGGGAGAAAGGCTCAGAGTTCGGAACCGGGATGAGATCAAAAATAGTTAAGGCGATGTTCCTGGCCTGGTTCCTGTTCTACATAGAGGGAGGGAAGGAGTACGTTCTCAAAGTCCCATTCAATAGGGCGGAATGTAACTTTTATAAGGACTTCCATCAAAGATATATACCGACGAATTGGTACGAGTGCATTAACCTGGGCATGGAACAAACCAGGGAGGGGCAGCTCTACCAATCATTCCGAGGACTAATCGTGGATGGCGCAAAGGAAGTTTACAAACCGGGGGGTGGAAATTAAGTGTCATGGACGAACCTATACCGTCGCAGTTTGCGCCCTATGTGGATTGAAACAGTACCCAGCAGAAGCGTTAAGGAATCATATCTGTTTTAGCATGGTCGTGAAGTATTGCCCGATGTGTCACCAAGATCGGCCAGTTTGGATGTTCAATGGAAGGACTCGTGTGTGTTCAACCTGTTATGGAAAAAGGGGTGGCAAGATAAGTGGGAGAAGAAGGTCGAAATGATTTTCCCCCTTCTCGCTGTTACGAGCTTGCTGCTATTTTACACGCCTCTCGTGAACGGGTACGAGTTACCTAAACTTCTGTTCTTGGGGCTGCTCGTAATCTTCGGCCTTGGCTACCTGCTAGAATCTAAGAAAGTCTCCCTCCCGTGCCTGTACCCGATTGCACTGTTCTTCGCGGGATCGGTGCTGTCGGCCTGGGGTGCGCTGAACCACTATGAGTTGGTGCTGGCGTTGTCCTTGGATCTGATGGGGATCTCTCTTTTCTGGATAGTGGTGAATGCGGTCAAGCCTATGGCCATGGAAGGTATCCTGTGGGGGCTGTCTGTGATCGGGGCAACGATAGCCTTGGTATTAATATTCCTACCCGGCGATCAGGGGTCGGTTGGTAACTCCGCTCTGGCCGGTATCTTCATGGTACCCTTCATTCCCATAGCGGTTTACTTGGCCCCGTGGGGATTGATACCGGCAGCGATAATCGGGATCGGGATTTACGTTACAAACTCCCATGCGGCGTTCCTCGCCCTCCTGGTGATAATGGCCGTGATGATCTGGAGGACGGTCCCCGTTTGCCCCAAAACGATTGCCATCATTCCAACCGTATTCGCCTGTCTGCTTGTCTTGAAGATGGGGATCGGTGCAGACCTCTCGATTCGCTACCGGCTTGATTGGTGGAGAAATACCGCACACATGGTGGTCGATCATCCGGTGTTCGGTATAGGGCGCGGTAACTATGTGGTGGTCTATCCTCAGTATGCCATCCTGGGGGACCGGGTGATGCAGGGCCAGGCGAACGTCAATCGCGTAGGGCAGACAATAAAGACCGCGATACACTCCCCGCACAACGATTACCTACAGTTGTTGGTCGAAGCTGGCCCCATTGGCCTGGCGGGGTTCCTGTGGTTCCTATGGATGATGGTTGACAGGTTAAAGTGGAGGACGGTCAGCAAGACAGCAAAGACCCTGGCACTCAGTATGTTGGGTTTCCTGGTAACCGCAGCGTTCCACTTCCCGCTACAGACCGCTTCGGGGATGACGCTGTTTTGGGTACTGAACGGACTTCTATGGGTGGCGAGTGAAAAGAATATTGATACTGACGCTACTGGTTTCCCAGGTGGGATTTTTCCTGGGGAACTTGATGCGGGCTAGAGCGGAGCACTTTTATAGCCGGGCGGACCTCAGACGGGCGATCATATATAACCCGTTTGAGTACCGCTACCATTTTATGGCGGCGAATGCGTTTACGCATATTCGACAGTACAAAGCGGCCAAGGCGCACTACCGGGTGGTACTGGCATTGAGACCTAATTACCTGGATGCGGCCTCGAACATGGCCCTGGTTGAAGCGAAGTCGGGACGGCTGGAATCGGCCAGGGGGATCTACCAGGCCGTGTTGAAAATGTGGCCGACGCACCGAGAGGCGCAAGCGGGGCTAAATGCCGTAACGAAACTTCAGGAGGCTAAGAATGAACAGTTTGACCGGCTCATTGAAAAATATCGGACTGATTAAAGCGGGATTAGCTGCGGTCCTCGCAGTGGTTCTTGCGGGTGCGCTCGTTCACGCGGCATCCGACCAGCTTAAAGCTGCCCGGATGACGAACAGTACCTTGGCCTCGCAGATCGATGACAAGGTTGGGGAGCTTGAAACCGCCCTTGGAATAATCCTTGGCATCACCCTGGACACTAATGTATCTGCCATATTCAGCATTGGCAGCACCGGACTCATCACGGTCCAGTACGATCTCACCTTGCCAGATTCAACGGCCTTAACGATGGGAACAGGAGGTGACGTAGATATCGAATATGACGGGACCGACCTGCTTATTAACCCGGCAGTAGTGGGGTCTGGTGATGTGGTAATCACTGGTGGATCGGTGGAGCTAGAAGACAGCGAGAGCGTTACCCTTGGCACGGGTAAGGATGCCACAGTCCTGTATGACGGCACCGATGTGGTGATTAATCCACGAGTGGTTGGTTCCGGTGGCGTGAAGCTGGATGCCGGGACTTTGTTTATCAAGGAACAGGCCGACGCTGATACGGACAAGGCCGCGTACGGCCAGATCTGGGTCAATACCGCAACGCCCAACACCCTTTTCTTTACTGATGATGCCGGGACAGACACCCAATTAGGAGCCGCCGGTGGCACCGACATGACCGCCCATGCCGTGACCATGGGAGGGGGTACCGCGGGTACGGACATTGTGTGGACGTTCGATGGAGAGAACAACGACGGCGTGTTTAGTTGGATGGAGGATGAGGACTACTTTAGATTATCTGATAATATACAGCTTTTAGACAACGTAGGCATAATCTTTGGAAATGGTTCTGACATGACCTTTCAGTCCACTGGGGCGAACGTCATTGTTAGTGGCTCCGGGCAACTTAGTCTTGATGACACGCAATTAGAGGTTAGGAAAGATAGTACTACTGTTATTCTTGTTGACCGTGGCGTTAACGACGGTACGCTGATTTCTCTAAAGCAAGCAACTTCCGAGGAGGGGAGAATAGATGTTTCTGGAACTACCGTCGGTTATCAGACATTCATGGGTGCTCACTGGGCGCAATTCCTTGGCCCCGTGCCTCAGGTTGAGTTTGGTCATGTAGTTGTTGCAACTGGAGACATAATCCCGCTGAGAACAGCGCAGCAAAATCGCGGACCATATGACATTGCGAAGCTAGCAATGGTGAAAATGTCTTCTTCTCGTGGACAACGAGCAATTTACGGCGTGTATCGTCATCTTGAGAAAGATTCGGAAATGAACAGTGTCTCGTTTGATCGCAAGGGCAACCCGGTTGCCAGTATAGCCGCACTTGGTTTGTTCGTCGTGAGGGTGACCGATACCGCTGGCAACATTGCCAACGGCGACTATCTCCAGACCTCCCCTCGTGCTGGCGAGGCCGAGAAGCAGGTTGACGGTTCCATGGTTTACGATCCTCACCTGATGGATAAAACGGTCGCTAAGGCCCTCGTAAATGTGGATTGGGAGACCGTGAGCGTAGATCCAACGCTTGGCTACAAGTGGAAATTGATCCCCGCAACTTTACACTCAGGATAGAAATGGCTGACACCGCACCTGAAATAGAAATCCCTGAACCGTCACGCGGACTCAGAGGAAACCTTGGCAGGATGAAAGTTCCGCCGGGTTTCGCCTTCCAGATGGAGAACTGGCTTCTCAGGTACGGCGACTTCGGGGTCCGTCCCGGTTTCGGCCAGACGTTCGGGAGCGATATCAATCAACGAGCTACGGGCTTCGCCCAATACAGGGGCCAGGACGGTGAGCTTCGCACGGTGATCGGGACAACCGTGGGATGGCACAAGTTCGATGCCGGGACCGATGCCTGGATTGATATTACCGGCACCGCGCTGACAGCCACCGTAATGCAAAAACAGATTTTCCGTACCTTCAAGAAGGGCGGCTCGACAATCCTCCTGGGAATCAACGAAGCGGATGTTCTACAGGAATGGGACGGGGATGCAGCGGCCTATAATGCGGCGGCTGGATCTCCACCCAAGGCGGTTTGCATGGGTGTGGCGTTTAACCGGGTGCTACTTGGCAACCTTCTAAGCGGATCGACGGTTTCTTCGGTGGCTGTGGAGGTTTCTGCGGATCTGGACTTCGAGAGCGGTTGGGGATCGAACGTCACGCTACTAGCTGACACGCCGGGGGCCATCGTGTGCTTTGCGGAAGCAGGGGCGTTGCAGACTTATGTGATCAAGAAGGACGCGATCTATGCAGCGACGGCGATCAGCGGCCTGGCACCGTTCCGCTACGACATTATCCCCTCCACGGTGGGAATGAGAGGGCCGAGTTCCGCTAACAACATTGCTACCGATTCCAGGGGGTTCCGCTATTGGCTGGGTGAGGACGGTGGAGCGTACCGCTTTGATGGAGTGGGTATCACCGACCTGGGAGAGCATATTCGCAAGTATGTCACGGACAATGGATCATTCGCGAGTTTCGGCAGGTCATTCTCCTTTGTTAATCAGAAGCACAACGAGTTGTGGATGTTTTTCCCTGAGACTGGGAACGCAGACTGTAACCTTGCCCTCCTGATAAACCTAGACAACTTCGATGCCTACCCATTTAGGTTCGATACGCTTCGGTTCTCAGCCGGGATGGCCCTGGACGCGGCCACCGGGCTGACCGTTGGGGAGCTGGCCGGTACGATTGGATCTCAAACCCTTACCATTGGGGAGTTCCAGAGCATTGTGCCGAGAGTCATTGTCACCGACATTAACGGTCAGTCCTACATGGATGTGGGCAACATCGATGGATCTTCGGGGATCATCCACTCCTGGGAGACCGGGATGTTTCAGTTGGGAACCAGGCGAAGCTACAAGCGGGTGGAGCAAGTCGATCATCACTACAAACTATCACCATCGAGTCAGACGGTGAGTGTCCAGCTGGGTTACAGCGAACACGGTGAAGATCCGAGCTACACTGCGGCACAAGATCTCGATGTGGGCGCAACTGGCCCGTACGTCACCGGGCATCGACAGCCGGGGAGGCTGTTCTCCTTGAAGAAATCTGGCACCAACACCGACGAGATTATCTATCGGGGTTCCGTTGCCGGGGTAGAAGTGGACGGGGGAAGGTAATGGCCGAGACCCAACGAGTACCTTTATTTATCAGGATGCCCGCTGCGCCGATTAGTGAAAAGGATCTACTGCGGTGGGCAAGGGAAATCACGGTTGCCCTATCCCAAGATCACATCCTCGTGGTGCGAAGGCTGGAAGAGATCCCATTGCAGGGAATCACCGCAGAGCGTCCCACGGCGGACGGGTCTAGGCGTTTTTTTTGGGACGAGACAACGAGCAAACTCTACTACGATCACGGGGCATGGAGCGAGGTGGGCGTATGAACGCAAAGAGAAGAGAGAAGCCGATTAGCATTAACCGGGCCAGGCCGGTGCCAACAATTCACTACCTACAGAAAGACTCACCGCTTCACCGGGCGTTGATGGGAATGACCCTGGAGCGTATCCGGGGATTTTCGAGGAAGTATCCAGCCACTGATAGCAACGGGGATATCTTGGCCCAATGGGTAGATGAGGACTTCGTTAAACCTGATCCCAAGACAGTGCTTTTCGTTGCAGAGCGTGACGGCAAGATAGTAGCGCATTTTTTCGGTGCCATTATGAAAAACGATCTGGCCGGGGGGAAGCTATATCTCCACCTCCTACAGTGGGAGATGGACCGCAATCATGGTCTACCGAGAGACCTTGAGATGGCGGTATGGGAGCAGATGATGGAATGGGGTCGAATTCATAACGCGGAGTGGGTCTCGCTTGAATGCGATAATCCGAAATTATGTGACCGTTACGAAAAGGAATATGGGTTTACACCGAGGAGAATCGTTATGAGGAGAGAGTTATGAAAAAGGCACTTGGGGCGCATTTATACAGATGGTTAAGGAATCAAGGTTGGCCGCAGGGTTTTAGAATCTTGTGCCATAACTGCAATATGGCTCGTGGGTTTTATGGTCGATGCCCACATGAGCAGTTGCTAGAGGAGGTGGCATAATGGGCGGCGGGCCGAGTGGTGGGACATCCACCAAGAGCCAAGTGGCAACCATTGCCCCTGAGTTGCAGCCCTTTTTTAAGGCTACCGGAGAGAGGGCTGAAGCTTTTCAGGGTGTGGCACCTCTTACTCCGTTCGTATCAGCCAGACCAGCTGGTGTGGCACCCCTGTCGGGAACGGAACGTGCCGGGATTACGGCAACGGGAACCCTGGCCGACAGACCAACTGGAGAGACCCAGGCCCTAGCAAGGATCGGGCAGATTCCTGGCATCACATCCCAACGGGTTGATCCTAGTAACCTGGCCGCACTCTCCCAGCGACGAATAGATCTTTCACCTACGCAAGCTCTGGCCGCACTCTCCCAGCGACGAATAGATCTTTCACCTACGCAAGCTCTGGCCGCACGTAGGGTGGGTGGAGCCGGGATTGAAAACGCGCCAGCAATCCAAGCGGCGAGACTGGCGTTTCGCACGGGAGCGCAACCCAATATCACTAGCCAGCTGACCTTGAGAGGCCTGGGTAGATCCACGGCGGCAGCTCCAGCACTAGCACGGGCGGAAGCGGAGTTTCTATACCCGGCGATCCAAGATGAGCTGGCCAGGGAAGAGCGACGAATTGAACGTGAGCTTGGCGTTTCCACCACAGGTCTGGGTCTTCAAGAGAGAGGCCTTGAGCGCGAGGTGGCGGCAGAGCAAGCTGGCATGGGCCTTGAAGAACGAGGAATCCAGCGCGAACTCGCAGGTGCTCTTGGTGCAGCTCCCCTCCAATTAGCGGCAGGGCAACAGGAGAGTGCAAGGGAGTTGGCCGCACTGGACGCTCAGTTGAGAGCTGGTGGAGTGGAAAGAATTGTGGATCAGGCAACGCTGAACGCGCAGCAACAAGATTTCCTCAGACGACAGTCTTTGAGTGAACAGGCCCTATTTGGCCCGTTGGGATCTGTTCTACCGAGTGCTATTGGACAAGAATCAATAACCAGAACTGAAGGGGGGGGTAAATAATCATGCCACTACCAATGATTCCTTTACTCGTAATGGGTGCCTTGGCGGCTGGGTCCATAGGGACCGGGATCGCGGCTAGTAAAGCCAAGGGGCAGAAGAAAAAGAATCTCAGGCTTGCCAGCATACTGAGTGGGATCGGTTCCCTTGGTGCCGGTGGATTTGGTGCCTATCAAGCGGGATTGTTTCCACCTGGAACAGCGGCTGGAACAGCGGCTGGAACAGCGGCTGGAACAGCACCTGGAACAGCGGCTGGAACAGCGGCTGGAACAGCACCCACCACGCTTCCATTGGGGGGGAGCCTCAAGGACTGGAGGGAATGGCTTTCGACGGCGGGTGATGCGGCCCAGGTCGCCAGTGTTGGGAAGGACCTTCTTATCCCTACTCAAAGGACATCCACTGGAGGCCCTGGCCCGTTGGACAGCCTGTCGGCTGGATCAACGGACTTTACGCCTACAGCACCGCAATTTAATCGGCCCATCGTAGTGGAGACAATGCCGAATCCCCGCGCTCAAATCATAGAGACCACCCTGCCGAATCCGTCGGGGATCTCCCCAGTGCCGTATCCGGTTCGCCCCAGGAGTGCCTGGGGGCAGAGATGGGGCGGTGTAGGTGGAATCTGGGAATAAGGAGATAAAATGGCTCAAGCGAAAAAACCATCGTTGATCGGGGGTGCCTCCACCAAGATCCAAGACTTCCTGACCACCGACATTATGAGTCTTGTCTTACCGGCAGCAGCGGCATTCGGTGCGTTACGCGCACCCAAGACAACGAGGGGCGCACTCGCCGGGTTGAATCTTTTTACCGGGTTGACTGAGTATCGCGCTAAACGCGAGGCGAGAAAGAAGAAGCTCGCGCAAGAGGAGAAACTCGAAAAGGGTATGCTCGCGTACGCCGAACAGCTTGCTACGCCGAGGGAGAAGACCGTCGCCGACACATTCGCGGAAGTCCGAAGGGCAGCAGACGCACAAGCAAAAAAAAGAGCGGAGGGTAAGAAGGACGTATCGGTAAAAATTCGTGACTATGTCAGCGGGGAGGCGACGGTTCCACCAACGCCCAAGCAGTTGCAGCTGTCTCAAGTATACCGGGG